TAAAGTGGGAATAGGGACTACGACTCCTGCTGCGCCACTTCACGTAAACGGTGGTTCTTCAACAGGATTTGCTACCGTAAAGCATTTAGAATTAGGTTTTACTTCGGGAAGAGGGCTTACTGTAAGCACGAGTCAAGTAGTCGCTATTGATGATTTAGTAACTTTTGATGCCCCTACTACTACTTATGGTCAGATGGCTTTTAAAACTGCTGGTTCAGAACGAATGCGCATAGACTCTTCTGGTAGAGTAGGAATAGGTAAAACACCTTCAACCGAAAAACTTGAAGTTAATGGTGCTATTGTGTGGGAAGGCCCTTTAACTACATCTCAAACAAGCGCAGGCGTATTAGATAGGGCAGGGGATGATTTAAGAATAAGAGCTTATGGAGCAACTGTGGGCTCTGGCCAATTAGTCTTTAGAACTGGTGGCGGCGGGGGTTCTGTCGATTCCGAAGCAATGCGTATAACCTCGAGTGGGAATGTAGGAATAGGTGTTACTAGTCCAGGCGCTGAATTACATATTAAGGGCTCAGGTGAAATTTTAAGATTAGAAACTACGGCCGCAAGAGGAAGTGGTAGTAATACAATTAATTTTGATGACCCAACAGGAAATAAAGGCTATTTGGGGTATGGTTCTGGATTAAATGATACTATGCTTCTGTGGCAAAGAATGAGTGCGCCTATTCTTTTTGGTACAAGCAATACCGAACGAATGAAAATCACAAGCGCAGGTCAAATTGAAATTCCAAATCAAAACGCAATTAACGAAATTCAATTTACAGGTAGTCAATACACAAATATTTATTCACAAACTACTGCCGGATTTGACATAGGAACTAATAGCACAAGTGGCACATCTTATTTGCGGTTGCTAACAGAATTTCAAGAACGAATGCGCATAACGAGCGGGGGGAATGTAGGAATAGGTACTACGAGTCCATTTACCAACCTAACTGTATATGGAGCAACTGATTCAAGGATAGCATTAATAAACTCAAATTCAGGGACTACGTCAAGTGATGGATTTGTAATGATTCTTGAAGATGATTCAGAAGTTCACTTTTTGAATAGAGAGTCTGCCGCTATTAAATTTTCAACCGCAGGCATAGAACGAATGCGCATAGACTCTTCAGGCAACGTAGGAATAGGTATTACGAGTCCGAGTCAGAAATTACACGTATCAGGAAATGCTAGGGTAACAGGGGCGTATTATGATTCTTCAAACTCATCTGGGACTAGTGGCCAGCTCTTGAGCTCTACTGGAAGTGCTACTGATTGGATTGACGTACCACCCGCTCCTAGTACAGATAATCAAAATGGTGGATCACCACTGAAATATTGGTCAGGCACCCAGTCTCAATATGATGCTTTGACCCCTGATGCAAATACAATATATTTTATTACATAATGGCAATACATCGAAATACTTCATCACTTTCCGCTATATATAAAGGCGGCTCTCAATTATCAAAAGTATACGCTGGATCAACACAGATTTGGCCAGACGCATTTACCGCATATGATTTAGATTTCCTTGTTATTGGTGGGGGTGGTCCTGGCGGGTATTCAAGAACTAATGATGAAGCTGGAGGCGGTGGAGCTGGGGGATTTGTAAGTTCAGTTGATGAAGGAGTTGAAACAATTTCAGCTGCTGGTATTACAATTACGGTTTCTGTAGGTGCAGGTGGAGTATCTGTTACTGACCATAATACTGCACAAAATAATGGGAACGCAAGTTATTTTTCTTTTTCGGGCATAACCCCACCTACCGCTACCGGCGGAGGTGGTGGTGGAAATAATGCTTCAAGTTCTGATCCAAGAACTGGTAGAGATGGTGCTTCTGGTGGTGGAGGTGGATCAAGAGGTGAAGATGGCGGGCTTGCTACTAATTCCGGCGCAAGTATTACTCAATATGGAAATAACGGTGGAAATGGCGATAGCGGCGACGGTGGAGGCGGTGGCGGTGGAGCTGGAACCGCTGGTAGTGATTCGCCCGGTGGTAATGTTGGAGGTGATGGCGGATCCGGACGCGCTGATTCAATTACTGGAACTTCAATTACATATTCCGGTGGTGGCGGCGGATCGGGTGATGGTAATGGTGGTGGATCAGGAGGCTCTGGTGGCGGCGGAACCGGAGGTGATGGAGAACAGGGAACCGTATTCGGCATAATGCCAACAGCTGGTACTGCTAATACAGGCGGCGGCGGCGGCGGCGGCGGTGATGAAGATTCTTCTATTTACGGGGCTTCCGGTGGTTCTGGAGTTGTTATTTTAAGATTACCAACCGCATCATATTCTGGCACAACAACCGGTTCACCAACGGTAACTACTGATGGTACAGACACTATTTTAAAATTTACAGGTTCTGGAACTTATACAACATAATTATGGCACATTTTGCAGAATTAAATCAAGATAATATAGTTCAAAGGGTTATAGTTGTTAATAATGAAGTAATAACAAATAATAATAATGAAGAAGAAGAATCATTAGGTATTGATTTTTGTAAATCATTATTTGGCAATGAAACAAATTGGGCCCAGACTTCATATAATGGCTCATTCAGGAAAAGATTTGCGGCAAAAGATTATACGTTTGATATTACTAGAGATGCTTTTATTCCTCCAAAGCCTTTTGAAAGTTGGGGATTAAATGAAAATACATGCTCTTGGGAAGCACCTGTATCTAAACCAAATGATGGGCAAGAATATAAATGGAATGAAAACACACTTTCCTGGGATTTAATAACTGAATAATAAAAAAATGACTTACACTTGGAACAACACAACAGTTGACACTTATCCTTCGCTTGAAGGAGAAACAGACGTGATCTTCAACGTACATTGGAGACTTACGGGGGAAGATACAGATGGCAATGTAGGGAGTACCTACGGAACTATTGCTTTAGATACTTCTGATCTTTCAAACTTTACTGCATTTGCGGATATTACTGAAGCTGATATAAACGGCTGGGTAGAAGCAGCAATGGGTGAAGATGAAGTACAAGCTAAAAAAGATGCTATTGATGCGCAGATAGCAGAAAAGGTAAACCCAACCGTGGTTACCAAAACAATTGGCGCGGAATAATTATTAACCTTTAAATTTTAATAAAATGGCTGAAAAAAAAGAAAAGAACACCATTCTTATTGATGATGTAGAACACAACTTTGAAGATTTAACAAACGAACAACAAATTATTGTAAATCATATAGCTGATTTGCAACGCAAAATCCAATCAAGCGAGTTTAACTTGCAGCAATTAGTTTTTGGAAAAGATGCTTTTATTAGCGCTTTAAAATCTTCTATTGAAAAAGAAAAATCAACCGATGACGAACCCATAGAGGTTGTAGAGGCTAAATAAATTAATTTTAAATTTAATGGCTAAAAAAAAATTTAAAGAAACTGCGGTCGGTAAATTTTTATTACAAAAAATTCCTTCTGTAGTTGGCGCAATAGCAGAAGACACACCGGTTGGCAATGTTATACAAGCTATAATTGGTGGTTCTGACATGAGCGCCGAGGATAAAGAAATAGCATTAAAAAAGCTTGAACTTGAAAGAGCTGAAATGGATGGTATAACCAGAAGATGGGTTGCTGATGCGAATTCAGGCACGTGGCTAGCTTCTAATGTTCGCCCTCTAACTTTAGTTTTTTTAACAGTTGCTTTTGTAATTGGGTGGTATTTAGAAATAAAAGAATTAGATACAGTTAAAGAATTATTAACTATTGTATTCATAGGATATTTTGGTTCGCGAGGAGCGGAAAAGATTATGGGTAATAATCGACACAAATGACAGATTTAAAAATATACGGCATAAACATAACGGCATTAATAGCAAGTTCTCCATTCGTAGAAGGTATCAACCCACTGCTACAGACTATTGTTCTATTATTAACTATAGGATATACAAGTATAAATATATATCAAAAGCTTAAGAAATGAAAAAAGCGCAATCAAATGTAAATTTAGAAGATTTAAATCCTAGAATGATAGAATTTGCAAACAATCTTGAAAAAGCTATTGGCGCAGAACTTATAATCACTTCTGGATATAGATCGCCAGATCATCCTATTGAAGCAAAGAAAAAAAGTCCGGGTGAACATACAACAGGCTTAGCTATTGATGTTGCTGCTATTGGTGGTACACCTGTTTATGAAATAGTAGAAGCGGCAATAAATTTAGGTTGTAAAAGAATTGGTATATCAAGAAAATCAAATTTTGTACATCTTGGATTAGACTTATCCCGTGTTACTTCAATATGGACATATTAAAATAACTACAATGAAATTAATTAGAAAAATATCTATTGGTCAAGACTATAAGAATGAAGCCATGCATTATTCTGTAGGGCAAGAAGTTTACGGCGGGCACACAATTTGTGATATATTAGAAGAAGATAATGGGTACGCTATATATATACAAAAAGACGGCGCACAATTACCTTGGAAACATTTTAACGGCAATATGGCTGTTTCTATAGAATACAATTTAGATTATTAATGAGATCACTATACAATTATATTATATCTACTAAAGATCGATACAATAATAAAAAAAGCGTAGGGGATAAAGAACTTATACTTAATACCGAAATAACAGAAAGAGATTATCATTTTGTAAATAGGGTTGGTAAAGTAATAAGCGTTCCTATAAATATAAAAACCCCAGTTAAGCCAGGCGATGATGTAATAGTGCATCATAATGTATTTCGCAGATGGTTTGACGTAAGAGGCAATGAAAGAAACTCTGGGTCGTATATTGACGATAATACATATACAGTATATTCTGATCAGCTATTTGCTTATAAAAGAAATAATGAATGGAAGGCAATGCCTGAATTTTGTTTTGTAACACCAATAAAACAAGATTCAAAATGGAGCGTTTTAAGCGAAAAAGAATTAGCTGGAGAGCTTGTATATAGTAATGAGTATCTGGGGTCATTAGGATTAGCCTGTGGAGACGTGGTAGGCTTTACTCCTGTTTCTGAATATGAGTTTAATATAGAGGGGAAAAAAATGTATAGAGTTAAATCAAATGATATAACAATTAAGTATGGATAGGCGCAAAAAAATAATCGAGGCGGCTGAGCAAGCTTTAATTGAATTGGATAAAGTTATAAGACAAAAAATTGATTTAGCTGACTTGGACCCTGAAAAAGCAAAAATAGCTGCTCAAGCAAAATGGGCGGCAATAGAAGATTCTTTTAAAATAGTAGATAAAATTGAACAAATAAATGATACTAAGAAAGAATCTGAAAAAGAATCTATAAAATTTTTAGGTGTAGAAAATCGTATTAAATAATGTATAAACAAACACTGTATAATATAAATACAGACCATATTAACACCAAAGAAGTTAAAAGAAATAATAAATATAAAAAATATAATTACGGGTACAATAAAGATTTAGATTGTGTTGTAATTAGCAAAGACGGTACTATTGGTGAAATATATGAGATTCAAGGACTTAAGATAGCCTTGCCTTTAGCACCTGAAAAAATAGATGGGCAAGATTTAAAAAAAGAAAATCAAGTATTTAGAAAACGACAAAAGCCAGGATCTTTAAATAAGATTAAATCAATACATGAATTTAAATCTTTTCCAGATGATATTAAAGAAGAATACTACGATTATATTGAAATTGAATTTAATAGGCGTAATGATGGTTATTGGTTCATGTGCGATGGGGAGCCGTGTTACCTTACAGGGTCACACTATATGTACCTCAACTGGACAAAAATTGACGTTGGTGCACCCGAATTTAGACAGTCAAACAAATTATTCTATTATTTCTGGGAAGCTTGCAAAGCAGACGAAAGATGTTATGGAATGTGTTACCTCAAAAACAGACGGTCTGGCTTTAGCTTCATGGCATCATCAGAAACTGTTAACGTGGCTACAATATCAAGAGACTCAAGATTCGGTATATTATCAAAGTCCGGGTCTGATGCCAAAAAAATGTTTACAGACAAAGTAGTCCCTATATCATCAAATTACCCATTCTTCTTTAAGCCTATACAAGATGGAATGGACAAACCAAAAACAGAATTATCTTATAGGCTTCCAGCCTCTAAACTTACTAGAAATAGTTTTAAAGTAAAAACTGAGCAATCAGAAGAAGGTCTGGATACGACTATTGACTGGAAAAATACTGGCGACAATAGTTATGATGGAGAAAAATTAAAATTATTAGTTCACGATGAATCGGGAAAATGGGATAAACCAGATAATATATTAAATAACTGGCGTGTAACTAAAACTTGTTTAAGGTTAGGCGCTAGAGTTGTTGGCAAATGTATGATGGGGTCAACCTCCAATGCTTTAGATAAAGGAGGAGAAAACTTTAAAAAACTTTATGATGACTCAGACCTTACAAAAACAAAAAGAAATCGCAATGGGCAGACTCCTAGTGGATTATACGCTTTGTTCATTCCTATGGAATGGAACTACGAAGGATTCATCAATAAATATGGATTTCCTGTCTTCGATACTCCTGAAGAACCAGTTGAAGGGATCGACGGAGGAAATGTCTATACTGGAGTCATCGAGCATTGGGAGAATGAAGCAGATGGGCTTAAAAATAACTCTGACGCTTTAAATGAATTTTATAGGCAATTTCCAAGAACAGAACAGCATGCTTTTAGAGACGAAACCAAAGATTCAATATTTAATCTTGCAAAAATATATGAGCAAATAGATTATAATGAAGAAATGGTTTTAAGCGGCTATGTTACAACAGGCTCTTTTCAATGGGCTAACGGTGTAAAAGATACTAAAGTAGAGTGGCATCCTAACAAAAACGGAAGATTTAAATTATCTTGGATACCAAGTCTACAAATGCAAAATGCTTTTGAAACTAAAAATGGAATAAAGTATCCTGGGAATAAAGAATTTGGAGCATTTGGCTGTGATAGCTATGATATTAGCGGAACAGTTGACGGTGGCGGTTCAAATGGGGCATTGCATGGATTAACAGCGTTTAGTATGCATCCAGATGTTCCTAGTTCACAATTTTTTTTAGAATATGTGGCTAGACCACAAACTGCTGAAATATTTTTTGAAGATGTATTAATGGCAATCGTTTTTTACGGAATGCCTATATTGGCAGAAAATAACAAACCTAGATTATTATATTATCTTAAAAGAAGAGGCTATAGAGGTTATTCTATGAATAGGCCTGATAAATTATTTAATAAATTATCTGTAACTGAAAAAGAATTAGGTGGTATACCTAATAGCTCTGAAGATATAAGGCAAGCTCACGCGTCTGCAATTGAATCTTATATACAAAACCATGTTGGTATGCATGAAAATGGAGACTACGGTAATATGTATTTTCAAAGAACATTGCAAGACTGGGCTAAATTTAATGTAAACAATAGAACAAAATACGACGCATCTATTAGCAGCGGACTAGCTATAATGGCTTGCCAAAGACATTTATATTCTCCGCGTAGTATAAGAGAAAAGAAAAAAGTAGATTTTGGATTTTCAAAATATAATAATTCAGGATTAAAAAGTAAAATAATACAATAAAGATGGCAGAAGCTACAGGACAAGTTACCCAATTTCCCAGCCAATCAGTAAGCGACGCAGAAAAAGCAAGCGAAGCTTATGGGATGGAAGTGGCCAGAGGTATACAAAACGAATGGTTTAGAAAAAACTCTGGGACGGGTAGATTTTTACAAAATCAGCGTGAGTTTCATAGATTGAGACTATATGCGCGAGGAGAGCAGTCTGTTCAAAAATATAAAGATGAATTTTCAGTAAATGGAGATTTATCATATTTGAACTTAGATTGGAAGCCAGTACCTATTATACCTAAATTTGTAGATATTGTTGTAAATGGCATGCAAGACAGGCTGTTTACAATAAAAGCATTTGCACAGGATCCAACCTCTGTAAAAGAAAGAACTAATTTTGTTGAAATGATCCTTGAGGATATGAATACTCAGGACTTGATTACAGAGATAGATGAAAAGCTTGGTGTTGATGTGCGAAATATTAAGCAAGAAGATCTGCCTTCTAATGCAGAAGAACTTGAGCTGCATATGCAGATTGGTTATAAACAATCTATTGAAATAGCGCAGGAACAAGCAATTGATAATGTTTTTAAAAGAAATAATTATCCAGAACTAAAGAAAAGAATTGATTACGATCAAACTGTGCTTGGTATTGCGGCAACAAAACATACTTTTAATAATACAGATGGTATTAAATTAGAGTATGTAGATCCTGCGAATTTAATATATTCATACACAGAAGATCCTAATTTTGAAGACGTATACTATTTTGGTGAAGTTAAACAAATAAAATCTAACGAACTTAAAAAACAATTTCCAGAATTAACCGATGAAGAATTTGATCAAATAGTAAAACAATCTTCAAATTATAATAATTACGATTATACAAACAACGATTCTAACGATACAGTAGATACTAATACTCTTACTGTATTATATTTTAATTGGAAAAGCTGGGAACAAAGTGTATATAAAATAAAAGAAACTGCTTCTGGGGCTTTAAAAGCAATTAAAAAAGATGATACTTTTAATCCGCCTAAAGACCAAAGAACAAGATTTGAAAAAGTAGCACAGGCACAAGAGGTCATATACGAAGGCGTAATGGTCTTAGGGTCTAATAAACTACTTAAGTGGAAAAAAGCATCTAATATGGTGCGCCCTAGTTCTAATGTTAACCGTGTAATGATGAATTACATTGTTAGCGCCCCTAGAATGTATAAAGGGAAAATCGAAAGTTTAGTTAGCCGAATGGTAACTTATGCTGATCTTATACAGCTAACTCATTTAAAATTACAGCAAGTAATACAAAGAATGACGCCTTCTGGTGTTTATGTAGATGCTGACGGTCTAGCTGAAATTGATCTTGGTAATGGAACAAACTATAATCCACAAGAGGCTTTAAACCTATACTTCCAAACAGGATCTATTATAGGTAGGTCAATGACCCAAGACGGTGATATGAATGGAGGCAAGGTGCCAATTCAGGAATTGCCAGGGGGCGGCGGCCAACAAACTCAGTTATTAATCCAAGCATATAATTATTATTTACAAATGCTAAGGGACGTAACTGGTTTAAACGAAGCTAGAGATGGTAGCGATCCAGATCCCTATGCGCTCGTAGGTGTTCAAAAGCTTGCGGCTGCAAATTCAAATACAGCAACAAGGCATATATTGCATAGCTCATTATATATAACATCTTCGTTAGCTGAGGCAATATCTATACGTATTAAGGACGTATTAGAATACCACCCACAAAGAGATGCAATGATTGGGGGTATTGGTAGGTTCAGTGTAGGGGCATTAAAAGAAATGGATAAACTTCATATACATGACTTTGGAATTTTCTTAGAATTAGATCCAGATCAAGAAGAAAAACAGCTAGTGGAAAATAATATACAAGCTGCTCTTTCAAGGGATCAAATACATTTAGAAGATGTAATTGATATTAGACAAGTTAAAAATATAAAACTAGCTAATCAATTATTAAAATATAGAAGAGCTAAAAAAGAAGCTACTGACCAATTAAAAGCGGAAAGAAATATAGCTGCACAATCTCAAGCAAACGCACAAGCTGCTCAAGCTGCTGAATTAGCTAAGGCTCAAGCAGAAAACTTAAAGGTTGAGGCTAAAGGTAAATTAGCTCAATTGCAAGCAGAGCTTGATGTTAAAAAATTAGAAAGAGAAGCGGCAACTAAAAAAGATCTAATGCAATATGAATTTGATTTAAATGTAAAGCTTAAAGAAATGGAGCTTGACGCTAAAAAACAAATTGAATTGCAAAAACCTCCATCTAATCCAGAACCAAGGAAGGGTTTTGAGTCTTCAGGCAATGACGTATTAGGTGGTATTGACCTTAGCAGATTTGAGCCAAGGTAAAATTTTTAAATTATTATATATTATTAAATTATGGCAAAATGGACAGTTAAAGGCGTAGTCGAAGACGAGCCTAAAACAAAACAACAAACAGAGCAAGCGGTTCTTGACAAAGCTGTAGAAAAAGGAGAAATAACTCCAGAATCTGCAGGTAAAGAATCAGAAGAAACACCAAAAATTGATTTAGATGCCCTTCAGAAGCAAAGCACAGATGAGGTTCCTGTACGCGACGAATCCACAACTAGCGAAGAAGTTCAAAAAGAAAACGCCGAAGAGCAAGATGAAAGCTCTACCGGAGAAGATACGGAAAACGACTCGCCGATTGAGATCATCACTGAAGAGGAACCTGCGGAAGTAAAAGATCAGCCTAATGTTGATGAAAATGCCGCAAAAGTAAATGAACAACCAAAGCCTGTGGAACAACCACAAGTAGAGTTACCAGAAGGCATAGATAAACTTTTAGAGTTTATGAATGATACTGGAGGCTCCCTAGAAGATTATGTTAATATGAATAGGGATATTTCTAAATTGCCTGAAGGTGAATTATTAAAGCAATATTATTCTCAATCAAAACCTTGGGACTCGCAAGAAATTAGTGAATACATGGAAGATAATTTTTCATATAGCGAGGAGGAAGACGACCCAAGAGAAATTCGCGCTAAAAAACGCGCTTTTAAAGAAGAACTACATAATGCTCGTGAGTTTTTTAAAAATCATAAGGAAAAGTATTACGCGGATCTTAAGTTAAACCGCCAAAAAGAAATTCCTTCTGAATACCAAGAAGCTTACGAAGCTTATAGTGGATATACAAAGGAACAAGAATTAAACAAACAACTAAACCAGATTTTTTTAGAAAGAACAGATTCTGTATTTAATAATGACTTTAAAGGATTTGATTTCCAAGTTGGAGATAATAAATATAGATATAAAGTCAATAATATTAATGAAACAAAACGTTTGCAATCTGATATTTCTAACTTTATCAAACCATTTATGAATGATAAAGGTGAAATTGGGAATGTCGCTGGTTATCACAAAGCTTTATTTGCAGCAAGGAATGCAGATAAAATAGCCCAGCATTTTTATGAGCAAGGCCGTGCCGATGCCCTAAGACAAAATGCTAAAGAAGCTAAAAACATTGATATGACGCCTCGACAAGAAGGTACAATACAAACAAAATCTGGCCAAAAATTTAAAGTTGTTTCAGGAGATTCTAGTTCAAAACTAAGAATTAAACTAAAACAATAAAGACTTAAAAAATGGCTTTAACAACTGGAATTGAAAACTTAACTCCCTCGCCTAGTAAAGGGACGTTATTCCAAGGTAACTATATTACCGATTTTGACTTTACAAAACAATTTTTACCAGACGTATACGAAAAAGAAGCTGAGATTTACGGAAATCGTTCTATCTCTTCTTTCTTGCGTATGGTGTCTGCTGAGATGCCTTCTGCATCTGACGAAATCAGATGGGTTGAGCAAGGTAGACTACATATTCGTTATGAAGATGTAGATTTAGCAACTGCTGGCGCTGATGGCACCGTAGTATTTACTGTAAACTTTGCTGCAAACCCTGATGCTGTAGCTTATGCTGCTGGTGCTGCTCCTGCTGTGCGTGTAGGACAAACTATTATGGTACAAGGACAAACTTCAGCTGGCGCTGCCACTGGACCCGTACTTAAAGGTGTTGTAACTGTAGCTGGTGCTGCTGCTGCTGGGGATACTGGTACTTTTACTGCCGTATGTTATACTGCTGCTAACTTTAATGCTGTAACTAGTGCTGCTTCTTACGATCACGCAACTGTACTTGTTTATGGTTCTGAGTTTGCAAAAGGCACTGATGGAATGGATGGTTCAATTGACGCATCTTACAGCTCTTACACTAACAAGCCAATTATCCTAAAAGATAATTACGCTGTTAATGGATCTGATACTGCACAAATTGGATGGATTGAAGTTACTTCTGAAAACGGAGCTTCTGGTTACCTATGGTACCTAAAATCTGAGCACGAAACTCGTCAGAGATTTGAAGATTATCTAGAAATGGCTATGGTAGAAGCTGTAGAAAAAGCTGGTGCAGCTGGATCTGGTTTCCCATCAAACATTACTGGTTCTGAAGGGCTATTTGCTGCTCTAGAAGATAGAGGGAATGTATTTACAGATCTTTCTGCAGATACTGATCTTTCTGACTTTGATACTATTCTTAAGCAACTAGATAAAAATGGTGCTATTGAAGAAAATATGATCTATGCAGATAGAGATTTGTCTTTGTCTATTGATGATGGACTAGCTACTAAGAATTCTTATGGATCTGGCGGTACATCTTATGGTGTATTTAACAATTCTGAAGAAATGGCGCTTAATTTGGGATTTGCAGGGTTTAGAAGAGGTTCTTATGACTTCTATAAAACTGACTGGAAATATCTAAATGATTTTGCTACAAGAGGTGGATTTGGTGATATTGAAGGTGTTATTATTCCTGCTGGTACATCAACTGTATACGATCAGCAACTAGGTCAAAATATTAAAAGACCTTTCTTGCATATTCGTTATAGAGCATCTGAAACTGATGATAGAAAAATGAAAACTTGGATCACTGGTTCTGTAGGTGGAGCTTACACTTCTACTACTGACGAGATGAGAGTTTCTTTCCTATCTGAAAGATGTTTGATTACTCAAGGAGCGAACAACTTCTTCTTATTGAAAGACTAATCATTAATATAAGGGATGGGGCGTGTTAAAGCGCCCCTACTCTTATTTATTTTATTAAATTATATTATGAAAAATTGGGAAGTAAAGGATAGAACATATGTCCTTAAAGGCGGTTTATCTCCGCTGACATATACCATCAAATCAAAAGGTATTTTATGGTTTGATGAAGATAAAAAAATTAATCGTGAGATACGATATGCTACTAATCAAAATTCTTTGTTTAGAGACGAACAAGATGAATTTGCAAGGCTATCACATATTACATTTAGGAATGGTGTATTATATGTTCCTAGAACTGATGTAATGCTTCAACAACTTATGTCAATATATCATCCTAAAAAAGATGATCTTTATGAAGAAATTGACGAAGTACAAGAGGCTATTGATGAAGTTGAAACAATTGAGTTTGAATTGCAGGCCATGAAACTTGTTCAAGAATTAGATATAGAGCATTTGGAAGCAATACTTAGAACTGAAATTGGTTCCGACGTAAGCAAAATGTCTTCAAAAGAAATTAAAAGAGACTGTTATTTATTCGCTAAAAATAATCCTAAGCTATTTATTGAGGTAGCTAATGATGAGGATATTAAATTACGTAATTTAGCAAATAGGTGTGTAGAAGCTGGAATAGTTCATTTAACTGATAATAACACAGTATTTAAATGGGCATCAAACGGCAAAAAGATTTTAACAGTACCTTTTGAAGAGCATCCATATACTGCGTTTGCACGATTCTTTAAAACAGATGAAGGTGTTGACGTTATGAAGGCAATTGTTAAAAAGCTTTCATAGAATACTAGGTTATAGCTATTCGTTTAGCTATAACCATCTAATAAATAACATAAATAATGGTAAGTATAGATAATGTTTACAAAACAGTTTTAAATATCCTTAATAAAGAAAATAGAGGTTATATTGTGCCGCAGGAGTTTAATACACTTGCCCTTCAAGCTCAAAGTGAAATATTTGAAAGTTATTTTTCTTTAAGAAATTATGTAGTGTCAAATGATTCGGAGTATTCTGATATTAGAAGAAATACAGAAGAAAAAATTGCTTTATTTGAAAACGAAGAAACAATAGCTACTAGCACTTTTTCAAATGCGGAAGGTAACACAACAAGCAGTTATTATGCTTACCCTACTAATTTTTATAGATTAAGCAGCGTATCTACAGGTGGTATATATGTAGATGAAACTACAAATAAAAATATACTATATTTAAACCGATCACCTTTAATGAAGCCAACGGTAAAAAACCCGTTGTATGTAAGGCATGAATCGGGGCTTGTAATATATCCAACTACAGGTATAACAGAAATACTAATAAATTATATTAGGAAGCCTGCGGAACCAAAATGGGTTGGAGGTACAACAGCTGGGCAAATTATAGCAAATACAGGCGCTAGTGATTATCAAAACTTTGAGCTTCACAGTTCTGAGTTTCCTGAATTAGTTATTAAAATATTAGCCTACGCGGGCGTTATTATAAGGGCAGCAGATGTAGCTCAGGCAGCAGCAGCTAAAGAACAACAAATAATTCAATCTGAACGATAATGGCAGAAACAAGAAAACTATATAACGAAAGAGCTTACTATGCAGACCAGCAAGGCGACACTGCAAATATTCCAGCTGACTTTAAAGGATTGGGTTATTACAGAAGAACAAGCTTAGAGGATGTTATAAATAACTTTATTGTTGCGTACATAGGGGAAGACAAAGCATTAGCTAAGGTGCCTCGTTATGAAGTAGACTTTTGGGCACAAAGAGGGGTGCAAGAGTTTAGTTATGATATATTGCATAGTGAAAAGAGTATTGAAGTTGAAGTCGGGGATGCGCTAACAGTGATGTTGCCGCAAGATTATGTGTCTTTAGTACAGGTGTCGCATGTAGGTGAAGACGGTGTTAAAAATGTTTTATTGAGAAAACGAAAAAGTGGCAATCCAACTGCTCCTGTGCAAGATAACGAGTACAATTATACTTTTGATGAAGATGGTGGGCTTGTTGTTGCTGATCAGGCTTCGATGCTTGAAAGATTCCAGGATTCAACAAATCCAGCAAATATAACACAATCAGCACAAGATTATTATTATTCAAACTATAATAATGATAATTTTTCGTATTTTAATAAAAGATATGGCGGTATTCCCGAAGAAATGAATGCTGGCGCTACATACATATTAGACGAACCAAATGGATTAATTTATTTTGATGGGTCGTTAGGTAGCAGACAACAAGATTTAGTTGTTGTAGATTATATTTCAGATGGCATTGCTGACAATGGCGATTTATCTGATGTATATGTACCTAAACTAGCGGAAGATGCTCTATACGCATATATGCTTTATAATTTATCAAAGCTTAGACCCGCTAGTGCTCAATTAGCTCCTTTGTATAAAAAAGAAGCTAGTGCTAAAATGCGAAATGCAAAAATACGACTAAGTAATTATAACTTGCAAGAGCTTGCTCAAGTGTTAAGAGGCAAAGCTAAATGGATTAAACATTAAAATTAAATGGCAGAAAGTAAAAGAACGTTCACTAAGGCTAAAATAAATAGAGATATTGAGGAAAAAATATTGCCTCCTGGTGAATATAGAGATGCTTTAAATATTAGCGTTGATTTTTCAGAAGATGGGAATGTAGGCGCTATTGAAAATTTGAAAGGCAATGAATTAATTGCTAATCAAAGTATATATGGTTTAACTTCTGCCACAAATCCTAACGCTACTGTTGTTGGAAGTTATCCGCATCCAGAGGAAAAAAAAATATATTATTTTGTTACAGGTGATAAAGCCGACGGTATTTTTGAATATGATATTGAAGCTAACGAAGTAAACACTATATTAATAGATAGTGTAAAAGCTTCTGTTGTGGAAACCATAAATTTAGCATTTGAAGATGCTGGGGTTACTGGATCTGTAGCACAAGATGGGTCTATATCATTAACAGCTAGAATAGGTGCAAATTCTGTTGAGGCTATAACTGAAGATTTTTCAGCCAACGAAACTGGTAGTGCTGTATCAAGACAAATAACAGCAAGATTAACAGCGCCTAACCCTTATACTAATCAAGGAGAATTGCTTATTGGTACTGTTACAGCATCCCAACCAAGTAAATTAGCACCTGAGGTTATAACTAAAAATATTATTTCTAAAACAGAAACAACTGCTACATTATTGGGCTCATTAACTAATAATAGTGTGGGAGTTACAGCACAGGGATTTTATTATGGCTACAATACCGGCGGAACTGCGTTAACAATTAATGAATTAAAAACTGGTGGCGCGGGGATTACAAATCTTTCAACATCAGTTACGCCAATAAAAAATAATTTTACAGCAGATATAACCTCGTTGCCGTCATCTAAATTAATAAGTTATGCGGCTTTTGCAACAAATTCTGTTGGGACTACAGATGGATCTGTTTTAACTTTTACAACAGATACACCACCTCCTATTAACAGAATAAGTGGTACTGAATATGTTGTTGTGCCTGTTATAGAAGACACAGTTTCAGGTAATTTAACCGATGAGACAGATCACAGGAATACGGGCTACGGTAGTTTTTTCAAAACCAGTGGGGACTGTTATTTAAATATTTCTGCACCAGCCTCTGATGGGGCATATGCAAATGCTACAGACGTAAGTAGCCTGAGTAGTTCTGCAAGTTTTACTTCAACGCCTTCTGGGTTAATTTTTGCCTCTGCCATTCAAGGGGCGATCGGTGCAAGAGCTAACGTATATATAACGGGTTTTGCAGCTAATACTAGTTATGAAATAGGGGTGCCAAGTATATCTGGAATAACAGCAAAAACTATTAGAATAAATAATGGAACACCGTCTGGAACTTATTACACATCAACTCTCAACTTAAATTTATCAGGAGTTTTTGTAGGTAAATTAGATTCAGGGGAGTATGAATACAATACGGCACCCAACCCTTTGGCATCATATATTTTAGGGCCAGTGGCAGCGGGAGAAACGGCCCAAGCTATAATACCTTTAAATGATTCAAATACGTTATTGACAGCTGTAGCTGATACAGCTTTTAAGTCTTCTTTTAATCCTGAAAATTTAACAGTAACAGTTACTGGAAAAACAGAAGGGGTAGATTTTGATTATTACGTTGAAGATAGTTCTACAGCAATGTTTGGAATAGTGCCTGGGATAATTTTTGTAGGCACACCAGAATTGCTTGGATCAACGCCTACTGTAAATATAACATATACACCATAATGGCAAATATAACTTTATATCCAGATAGCGAAATAAATGTAAAAACTATTTTTACACCAAGCTCAAATATTAGAATAGATTCTATTAAAAATAAATATAATTTAAATATTAATTTTTCGGAAGGCGACATAATAAATGTTGGAACGGAACTATATATAGAAGATTTATTAAGTATAGACAGCCTTGAAAAAATTAATAATATAAGGCAAAATGATGGCTTTGTAGTTGTAGAATATACAGAAATATAATTATGGCAAGTAAAATTTTAAATTTTAGTCCAAATAGATTAATTACTGGAATCAACATAGTTGATAACATGTTATTTTATACCGACGGGGAAAACGAGCCTAAAAAAATAAATATTGAAAAGTTTAGAGGCACAGCAACTACTGGTGAATTTAAAGACATTCCAGTAGATCATTCTTCTGGCACAACTCATATTTATAATCGCGTATTTGAAGAAAGAGATATAACAGTAATAAAGGACCATCCTTCTGCATCAGGTAAAAAAGCAGAAACAATTACTTTAAATGAAAATTTTGGTACTGGAGGTGGCGACTTAGTTATAGACGAAGCGCTAAATGATTCCGATTTTGAAATAATAGATGAAAATAATAATAAATCTGAAGACCCTTCTTTAGGACTTATAGATTTTTCAATAGAGGGAAATACATTAGACGGAATTGAATTAATTAGCGAAACAAAGCACGGCAATGGAATTGTTGAGGAATCAGGCTTTATATGGTCAACGACTGCTGAGACTGTAGATGAATTAATAGAGGGGATAGAAAGTGGTGATTCCCATCAAGTTTCTTCAATTGATGTTGAAGCAGATAATAATGTAACTAAAGGTAACTATACTATAGTAAAAACAGACACAACGTCTCCTCACTATGACGCAAATTTAACTACTGGAGATCTCTATGCTGTACCTTTTAGCAAATTAAAAGGCCAAAATAAAAAAGTATACGGAGATATAGCTAAAGTGGAAATTTTAGATAACAATGCATCTACGACAGTCGCAAGCGAAATTAAATCAATAGCCCCCGTAAGAATACCAGGCTCGGAAAAATTCCAATGGAAGTCTATTGTAAAAAATACGGGCGGGATACCACCAGATGAAGTTGGTATTTATATTTCTCAACCTAGAATAAATACAAATGAGCCTGCGCCTACGGTGCAAGAGTTAATAGATGAAGGATCTATTATTCCAGGTGAATTTATTGATAATGAAATAATTGTTGAAGACTATCCTTTACCTAATAAACATTACTATTGGGTACCATATATTAAAAATAAGAACGGAGTTACATATGGAGACAGTTTATCTACGTCTTCAACTGCTCCAAATATTTTTAAAACAAATGGTTTTGTAAAACCAGTTATAAAAACTTTAAATGTAACTGAAAGTAATTTTTCAGGAGATGCTTTTTTACGAGGTTTTTATGAAGGCAATAAATCTAGCGTAATTAATGGGTCAGAAGAAGCTACAGAAATAGGTTTTTATTTTAGTAAAGAAGAATCTAAAGCTTTTGATATTTTAAACAAAACTTATACTGGCAACGAATCTACAGACGGGTCTTCGTATAAAGTGCCTATTAGCGAATATGATTTTGAAAATGGCGGAGGTATTAAATTAAATGTAAATGACTATATTGATTTAAAACCTGAAGAAAGTGTTTATTATTTTACATATATAATTAATTCGGTAGGAGAAACTGTTTCGGATATTAAACAATTTGAATTACCAAAAGTTCCGGAAAAACCTAATTTTTATATAAGTAATTTAGACTGGAGGTTAAAACCTAATTCAACAGACGCTAATGGTATAAAAGATACAATACTATTAGATTATGATTTAGACGTTACGGGTATTGATGAAACGCTTAATATTGATGATATAGGAATAATAGTATCTAGGCCGTCAACTTCTGATGAAATAAAGCAGTCCTCAAATGGTGTTTGGACAACAAAAGATCAAATAATAAATAACTCTAATTCAATTTCAACAAAAGTTTCTAAAAATGATTTTACTTTTTCAGCAAATGGTGATAGTACTAAAGTCGGTAGATATGAAAACACAAGCCCAATTGAAATTGAAAATATAAATTTTTCTGAGTATTATAACTTATTAGAAGAAGGTATCAAACCTCAAAACGAAAATTGGTCGGCAGTTGGGTACATTATTGTTGATGGCGTTACCTATTATACTAATCCAGTAAATAGATTTAGCGATATATCAAATAAAAATACTACTGTAAACCCAAATATTATTGGCGGGCCAAGGGTTTTTACTAAAAATATTCAAAGTGAATCTTTTACAGATTTAGACCATGAAAGCGTTACATTAAAAGGGCGGTTACATAATTATGGAAAGAATCTTAGCGATATTGGGTTTTATATATCTACTGCACCACCTTTTCCAAATTCAAATACTCAAGTAGCGTCTATAAAAAATGATGGTAGAAGCCCTGACTTAGATACTTGGGCTACTTCTGCTACAAAACACACTGCTACAGATATTACATTAACGGAAGCTAATAATCATCTTAATCAATCTGCTAATGATTTTTTAAATTTTGAGGCAGACATTACGGGATTAACAGCTGAAACAACATATTATATCGCAGCATTTTCTAATCCTGTACAAACAGTTAATTCTAATAATGATAGAACGGTAAATAATTCTGAAAGTTTAAACAAAGTAATAAACGATAAAAAGTGGGGTAGTGTTTTTTCTTTTACTACACCTAAAGATGCCACCGTTATAACTACCGCAACGCCACCGCCATTAGTTGAAGCAATTGGCAAAGAAAGAGCGGGTCGGCAATATTTTGATAGAAGCCGAGCTTATTTAGAAGGTAAATTAACAATACGATCAAAAGATTATAGCGTTACAACAAAAGGTTATTATTTAAAAGCCGCAAGCGAGTTTCCCTACCCTTTTAGCAATCAAGCAGGTAATGCTGCAACTATGGCTGACCCTACAAATAGGTTAACTTTTTTAGACAATGATACCAGTATAAAAAGGTCTATTAGAGAAAAAAGTTTTTTCTTTGGCCAGAAAAAAGCTCCTATAGATACAATTGATTATTATTATTCATTTTTTGTAGTTGTTAATGAAACAGGCGAAACATTTATTTCAGACTATAAACTAATAGATAACGCTAAAAATGCTCCTGTTGTTGAACCTGAGATACAATCTTTTCAATTAACACCGCCTGTTTTAACCAACATGGGATTAAGTAATAATAGTTCCAATTACGGATCAGATACTAATAATGGCATTTCTGGTTCTATTGTTTGGGATAAAGAAACTAATGTTGCTGGAATACCACAAATAGAAAGCGTAGGCGCTTATTACATAAACAAACAAGGTGGAACTAAGCCTAGTAATGTAAATGATTTTTTAAATGCATTTAATAGTACAGGAGGACAATCAGGATGGACTACAAGCTCAAAAGAACTTACTGAAAGAGAAATAAATTTTTCTTCTGATGGTAAAACCGCTACATATACTATTCCATTGCCATCTAATGCTTTTCCGTCCACAAATGCGGGAAAAACTTTTTATGCAATTGGTTTTATAAGGTATGACGATGGAACATTTAAATATTCTAATACAGTAGAAGAATTTGTTATTCCAAGCCAAAAAGCTCTCAGCACTAGCATAGATACAATTTATTATGCAAATGGGTATAATTCGGTGGCAGAAGTAACTAAAAACGGCATTAGTGTTTTAACCCCTGAGCAAAGAGAAGTAGCTTTTTTTGGATCTTATAACCCCCCTTATATAGAAGCTAAAATATCATATCCTAACGATTGGTTTATTTATGCTCAAATTGGTGAAGAAATAAATGCAAATACTTATTTTAGCCGCTTAAAATATCTAATTATGCCGAATAACTTTAAGTTGCCATATAACGTTATAAAGCATGGTAATACCATAAGGTTTCCTTCAAATTTTAAAGGCTGGTCTAGAGTGTATAATCATAGTTTTTGGATTATTCCAGAATACAAAAAAGCTGCTTTTGCCAAGGCAATTGAAAATCCCACATACGGCTCGGGCGCAGCAACTATGGCCATAATTGAAGATTTTAGCGTAGGGGTTATTAAGATAAAATTTGGTAGTAACTTTCCTGACAACCGCGTTTAATTAATAAAAAAAATGGCAGAAAAAATAAAACCTTTTGAAGAAATATTCCCTTATATCAGTTATAGATGGAAATATGATGATGGTGAATATTCTCCTTATGCCCCGTTTTCGGAGGTCCAATTTGTATCTAAAGAAGTAACAGATTACCAAAGTAGGTACGAAAAGGGGTTTAATGAGTTTATGGTTAATGATATAGAAAATATAGTTATTAACGGTATTCCAAAAGGGAGAGAAGACGTGGTAGCTATTGATATACTATACACCGAATCAATT